AGCATAGCGGGGATGATCGTCTCGCCGGGCCAGACTAATAAGGTGCCGATTTTTACGCATAACGACAGAAGGTAATCGTTACTTCACTGAAAGCTCGCGAAAGTATGCTTTTTGTATCTGCGTACAAAAAGAACGAATAAAGTCATGTGATGCTTTTGTGACGCTGGCTTATAGAAACAAAAAAGCCACTCGGCTAAAAGTGGCTTAATGTCCTGATTCAACAGGTGAGATCTGGTGGCCCCTGCTGGGTTTGAACCAGCGACCAAGCGATTATGAGTCCCAATTTGAAGTGAGTAGAATCAGTAACTTACTGATTTTTATGTTTTCTTTAGGCCGAATAGTGATGAAAAGTGGCATATAGCGTTGCACTCTGCTGCCACTTTGCTGCCACTTTTCTGATTTGCTATCTTTATTTTTATATTGAACCGTTCATATCAAAAGGATATAAAATTTATTTATAAAGTGAAGTTTATATTAAGTTCACGTTTTACGATGTCTAATACATGTTCGGCATTGTTCCATCCACCACAACATTCGGGGCTTAAACATATAGTTAAACAAATTATTTTCCCGATATCTATTTGGTTTTTTATTCTTTTAAATAGCTCAGAAATAAATTGATTGTCAATTAATTGAATGTAATTTTCATGTTTATCTGTAAAAAAATAGTCAAGATCAACGTTTAATATTATTTTTTCGTGGTTTTCGAATGAACTATCTATATCATTTAATAGTTCATAAATTTCTATTTCTTCAATGTGATGTCCATGGGGGTTTTCTGGATATGTTCCATCTTTGTGAGTTGCTAAATAAATGCAGTCAATATTATTTTTGATTTGATTTTCAGCAATGAAAAAAGAAAGGTAATTATCCCATCTAATAAGTGGATATTGACTTTTTCCTATTGTTGCTTTCAAGTCTAGGTAATCTTTAATGCTTCCTAGATTGAATACCCCAGGGAATGAATTAATGTAGTCGGGGCCCAATTTTAGGGTGTCATAATGTCGATCAATGTGGAATAAAGCAACATTTTCGCCTTTATTTAAATGTTTCATCCAGCACCATAGGGCTGTTCTATGATTATCGCTAAAATAAACATTTTTGTCATGGAAAAGAAAATTGACATTGTATGCAAATGAAGAAGATCTTTTAACGAAAGGGATTAACCAACTCATAAAAACTCCTTTTTTGAGGTATGTGGATTATTATTCGACCACTACTTCATCACCCAAAAAAACTAGGGGGTTAAGTAACATGGCTTCAGATAGATGATCTGGTGCAAAATGCGCATATCGCATTGTAACCTTGATATCTGTATGCCCCAATATTCTTTGTAGTACAAGAATATTGCCACCATTCATCATGAAATGAGACGCGAAGGTGTGTCGTAATACGTGTGTTAACTGCCCAGCAGGTGTTTCAATCCCAGCACGTTGCATAGCCTTCCTAAAGGCTGAATAGCATGGTCTGAAGAGCGTCTCAGCTTTTCTGCTTACTGGAAGTTCATACTGTAATTTTCCAGATATCGGCACTGCTCGGTTTTTCTTGCCTTTAGTTTTCACGTAGATGATCTGACCGGCGCGGATCTGGTTTCCCTTTAAGCCTTCGGCCTCACTCCATCTTGCGCCAGTTGACAGGCAGATTTTAACAATTGTTATTAGATCTTTAGAACGGCTCTTTTCACACTCTGTGAGAAGGGTTCTAATTTCCTCAGTGGTGAGATACGCCATCTCTGATTCGCTTATCTTAAATTCGCGTACGTTCTCAAGCGGATTAGGTGCGGTCCATTCATCTAACCTGCGCAACTCATTAAACATTGCTCTGAAATAAGCCAGTTCTAAATTTACTGTGCGAGGCGTAACTGTCTTTACTCGGTTGGAGCGGGTAATTTTGCCGCTCAATCGCTGCTCACGATAAGACGCAAAAATTTTCGCGTTAAACTCGGTTGCGAGTGGATTCCCCATCGCCTCGCATGCGAACGCCATAGAGGTTCGTCGCTTCTCGCCGTCCGCCAACGTGATGCCGTGTGTGTTAAACCACAATTCAACCAGTTCAATTACCCGCCGCTTATCTGCTTTCTCTCCCAGCCAGGGCTTATCTTGAGCCTGCTCTTTTACGAACTTCTCATAGGATTGTGCTTCGCCCTTCGTCGCAAACTGGCGGCGAATCCTTTTGCCGTCACGGCCGTTTGGGAAAACCTGTGCCTGCCATTTCCCGTTGGGTAATTTGTTTATCGCCATGCTTCGCCTTTAAAGGTACTCAGTGCGGGCAACGACTTTGCCCAAGACCTTGATGTCGTCTGCCTTGCATTCAAATGAGGCTTTGCCATTCTCAACGCGGATGCGCCCGCCAGGAAAACGGTATAGCTCTTTAACGCTAATGAGCTGATCAATCTCAATGAGCCACAGCCCGTCAGTGATCTCTGCAGCGGTTATATCAACTAAGTAATTCTGTTTCTCGAAATGTACCAATAGAGGGGCTTTAACATCACTTGGTAAGAGCTGAGCGTCATATTCAACCCAATCAGATGATGAAAAATTCCCATTTGTGATTTTTTTTAGTTCGATTTTTGTAGACGTATTTACTTGATCTGTGATGTTTGGATTGCCTGTGCCATAAGTCAGCCATTCCAGAGAGGCACCCGTTTCCATTGAACAAATTAGCACCCAATCAGCAGGAAAGTTCCCGCGCATTATACGGTTAGCCATCGTGCTCTGAGACACGTTGAGGTGACGGCATAGCGCTTGTCTTGATGCAAGCCCATACGCTTTAACTATGCGTTCGACAGGTTCTTTCCCCCCCTCTGGCAGAATTAGTGCTTTACGACTCGTAAAATCTTTTGTTGACCTTTCCAATTTGGGATCCTAGTATTCACTCGTCGTAACGAGGTGTGTTTAATAGAGATAAATAGAGTTGGCTAGAACTCAACAGAGGATAGTGCATCATGACCCGTAAACTTTCAATGCGCCCTTCAATCAATCTCGTGATTTCAGAACCGTACATTACTGTCGAAGAGTTCTGCCGCCGCACTGGTTACAAGGAGGGCACCGTTCGTCAGATGTACCGCGAGAACCGTTTACCCATCAGGAAGAAGGAGGGCTTAAACGGGCTTATCGAAATCAACATGGTTGCTCTCACTATCGAAGCCGCTTCTGGCTGCGAAATCACAATGCAGGGTTGATGTATCCATATTGGGATATAGAAAGGGATTAATCATGTTTGATTTTCGTGTGTCCACACATAACCACTTTGACGATGCCTGCCGCCGGTTTGCCCTATCTCACAATATGAAAGAACTGGCACTTTCCGCAGGCATGAACGCGCAGACCCTGCGCAACAAGCTGAACCCTGAGCAGCCGCACGAATTGACCGTTAAGGAAATGCTCTCACTTACTGACCTTACCGAAGATTCAATTTTAATGGATGGCGCACTGGCGCAGCTACAGTGTTTGCCTTGCGTACCGGTGAACGAACACGCCGAAGAAAAGCTGTCAGCCTATGTGTTGAAGGCAACAGCAGAAGTAGGGCAGCTGGCAGCCGGTGCGATGCGTCACGATGCGTTGAGCACGTCATGCCGTCGCAGTCTCCTGCAGAGCGTCAACACCGGCATTCGCTGTCTGACGCTTGCGGCAATCGCCGTGCAGGCCCGCATCCATTCCAATCCCACTATGGCATCAACCGTAGACGCTATCAGCGGCCTCGGCGCATCCATTGGTTTGAGCTGAGGGACTGACAATGATTTCACTGGCATCACGTCTTAAGCGTCAAAGCGCGTCCATAGTCTACGGCAACGGCTGGATCATGGGTGAAAACGGCAAGCCCTGGCATCCGTGCAACAGCCAAAAGCAACTGCTACAGGGGCTGACCAGCAAGCGCAAACCCGCTGGTTTCATGGCGCGTTTATTCAGGGGGTAACATGCAGCGAGTAACAGGCAACACAACCGCACAGCAAGGCCCGGCATCTTTTGCCAAAACTCATTCAACGGGCAATCGTGCTGATGCTGTTAACAAAATGTCGTTTGATGAGTTTCGGAAAAGC